CACCTGCGTCGGTTTTTGTTTCTGCGACCCTGGCTACGCCACCGGCATAGCTGATCTGCTTGGAGCATGTGATCTGCTTTCCCTTGAAATCCACATCGCGCCATTGCACCGCCAGGGCTTCGCCGCGCCGAAAACCGGTGGACATGAGGAACAGAGGAAACAGCCCCCAGTAATCGCCGGCAGCGGCCCGGATCTTCGCCACCGCTGCATCCTCCGGCGCCTCGCGCCTGGCGGCCTTCTTCATGCCGGATGGAAGCGGAACATCCGCCGCTGGGTTCGTGCGGATCTCTCTGCCCATCTCCTGGTCGATGATAGCGTGGCGCCAGACGGAGCGGTAGATGATCCGCTGGGTTTGAATGGACTTCACCGAGTAGTCCTGTTCAGCCATCCAGGCCAGGTGGTTGGAGATTTCAAACGGTTCAATACTGACGGCCTCCCGGTCTCCAAAACGCTCCACGGCCCTGTTATAGGCCGATGTGTAGCACCCCTGTGTTCCGGGCCGGATCTTCGGCCACAGATAGTCATGCCACGCCTCTGCAATGTCCCGGAAGGTTAGGGGCGGCGGATTCTCCAGCCGCTCGATCTTGAGATACAGCTGCTCCGGGTCGCGGTCATAGACGGCGTGACGTTTGCCGTCTGGAGAGCGATAGTATCCCTGATACCGCCCGTCGGAGCGGAGTGTATACAAGGACGCATAATTTAGTTTTTTTGCCATACTTCCTCCTTGTCAAATTGGGGGAAGTGTGCTACCATAAACAGGTAGACTACCCCCTGTGTTTTGTGGTGTGGGTGTTTACGCTGACCGCTTCGGTGTGCGAGACCGGGGCGGTCTTTTTCTGTTCCTCAATGACCTCGGCGATCTCCTCCGGGGTCAGCTGCGCGGCGATCTCCAGGATCTGCCGGATGAGCTCGTCTCTGTTCATGGCTACCTCCGAAATAGTACAAATGTTTGATAAAATACTACATCGGGATCCCTGTTTTTGCAAGAGACAAAAGTGATAAAAAGCGTACTCGATTTTTGTAAGTTCTGCACTAACGACAAAGAAGTGCAGAACTATGCCGGTCAATACTCCCGGTGTGCCTCCTCAATGATATCGTCATAAGCCACGCCATAGAGCTTGCAGAGCAGGATCTTTGCCATCTCCGGGATCTGTTTTTTCCCGTTTTCCCACTGAGACAGCAGACCGCGGGTGTGGCCCAGCTTGGCCGCTGCTGTGGTCTGCGTGAGGCCGGCGCGGAGCCTGGCGTCACGGAGAGAGATCTTTTCAGACATGTGGTGGCCTCCTTAGTTTGTTTTATTAATTGCGTGATATAGCAACAATGCGCCATAGAGGATAAATGGCATAGCAAGGAACAGCCATATACTCATTTCGTCGTCATGGAATAATGCAAGAAAAACGATTTCAAGAAAACACGAGACTGTTATAAATGCCGAAATAATCGAAAACCACGATCTTTTCCCCATCATAGGCAACAAGATGGCGGGCCATCCAAACACAAAAGAAACGACTCCAATTAAAAAGCGGTCAATCTTACCAGACCATAGCAGATAGTCAACGCTTTGTACGACTCCGTGTAGAAGACCAAAAGCCAACAGAACGCCAAAACCACCGACAAGAACAAAGAAAAGGATACCTATTATCCAGCCAGCTTTTTCTCTCACTTATCGCCCCTCCTCGCGGCCAGCTTGGCGGTCAGGCGCTGGAGGAGATCCAGCAGCTGAGCGTCGGTCAGCGTGTCGATGTAGGCTTCCAGGTCAAAAGAATGGGACGGCGCACGGTTAAGCGTGACGGGCATATCGTCAATTTTGTCAAAAAGGTCGTCCACCGTTGTGTCCATGCCGCGGGCAATCTTTTGGAGCATCGTAAGGGAAGGCATGGCGGGATCGCCGGTGCTGGGGTTGACGTTTCGCTCCAGCATGCTGATGTATCCATTGGATACGCCGCACTTGATACCAAACTGCCGCTGGGACAGGCCATGCTCCGTTCGGTAGTTGATGATAAGTTCAGACAGTGTCATTTCGCTCACTCCTTTGTTAAGTATATTATACATAGTGTAAAATGGCGTGTCAAGATACTGAAAAATATTTTTAACAAAAATCGTTCAATCCACTTGACAGACGCACATATGTGTGGTATTGTGTAGTAAATTAAACGCGAGGAGGTGATGACGTGGGCTATCATATTAAGGAACTGCGTGAAGCGGTTGGCATGACCCAAGAGGAACTGGCGTCGAAAAGTGGTGTATCCAGAGTGACGATAAGTGCTTTGGAAACGAAGAAGGAGTGCAACACGACTTCGAAGACACTGCGTAAGATTGCCGAGGCGCTTGGTGTCACTGTCGACCGTCTTTTTTTTGCGCCGAGTGTTTAATCGACTACACAAAAAGGAGGGGCAAGAGCATGAAGATCACAATTAAGGCGGCAAGAGTGAACGCGGGGATCGGGATCATTGAAGCCGCCGCCCGCGTGGGCTACAAGCGCGGCAGCCTGTGGCGCTGGGAGACCGGAAGGGATCCTGTGCCGCCGGACATCAAGACGGCGCTGTGCCGTCTCTACGGCGTCCGTGAGGAGGACATCCGGGAGGTGGTCACATGAAAGAGAAGGAAGGGTACCGGGACATTCTGGCGGACATCCTCGCCTACACGGATGGCCGCAGGCTCTTGAAGAAAAAGGACGTGGCCGGATACCTCGGCATCGACACCAGAACGGCGACAAAAAGGTTCGGCGTCACAGCGGACGGCATCGCGGCGCCGGTGCTGGCAAGAAAACTGTGCGGATAAACAAGGAAGGAGAAACACAATGGAAATCATCAGAGAGATCATCATGTACGGAGCGATCGTCGCGGGAGCGGCGGTCATGTCCTGGGTGTTCATGAAGGTGCTGGGGGTGCTGGAGAGATGAAGCACTACACCTGCAACATATGCGGTGAGGAATTCGACTACCGCGACCCCCAGTGCAGTACAACGGACCGCCCGTGCTGCGCTCCCGGTGAGCTTGGTGTGGCGGCAAGCGGGGAGGACGTCTGTCCCAGGTGCCTGCGCGTCGGCCGCTCGGTTGACTTCCGGGCAGCTATGATGGACGCCTGGCGCAGGGCGGTGGACAAGACCTTATGAAAAATGCCCTGTCACAGTTGCAGCTGCGACAGGGCGGGCGCGATAGAGATCTGTCAAATCCCATTGGCATCTCTATCTTATCACGAAAAACGGGGACTTTCAAGTCCCGGATGAGAGGAGAACAACAAATGAAAACGACCATGATCAACGTCAACACCAAGAAGCTGCGCGGCCTGCTGGACGCCTACAACGCCGAGCATGGCACGACCATCGCCGACCTCTGCCGTCAGATGGGCCGGGCGGCGAGCTACATCCACGGTATCTTTGTCAGGGAGACAATCTCCCCGTCCGCGATGAAGATGATGTCCGTGCTGTTCGGCATCAAGCCGGAGGACTACGTGAAGACCGTGGAGGACGAGGAACCGGAGGAGCCGGTTCGGGAGGACAAGTGGGACTTTCAGGTGGAGATCCTGCCGGAGAGTGGCTGTGTCAAGGCCCGGATCCTGTGTGGCGGAGAGACCGTTGTGTACGGCTTCGCCAAGATCAAACAGCCCCAGACGAACCTCACCATCGCCCAGGCCGTGAGCTATGCGGCGCACATCTGCTACAAGAAGGCAGAGCAGATCGAGCTGGAGGCGGCGCAGTGATGGACGGGAAGTGGATGTGCCGACAGTGCGGCAAGATCTGCAATCAGCCGCCCCGGCGCTGGGACTTCGACGACGGGGCCGCCGCTACCGCCACAGATTACTGCCCACGGTGCGGAAGCATGGACATGGAGGAACTGGAGCGATGCCCCGCCTGTGACAGGGGCTGGAAGAGCAAGAGCGAGAGGGTGTGCGAGAAGTGCCACCTGCAGCTGAAGGGCGAACTACAACGGTTCGCACGCCGGTTCAGCCCGGAGGCGCTGGCTGAGTTGGACGACATGCTGGAGGGCAGCGGACTGGAGATGTTCACATGAGGATCAAGGCAAGCGACGGGAGAAACTACAACATCCCGAACAACCCGTTTCAAGCATACATCAAAGGGCGCCAGCACGGGTCCCAGGAGCAGATGGACAAAGTTGCAATGGCTCTCATGGACAAGGCCGGATGGCACGGCAAGTCTGAAGATCCAGAGGACAGAATGAGCATCGAGTGGCTCTACGGCCAGCTGATCGAGTACACGGAGGCCATCAACGAAAAGCGCATCAGCCGAAGGGACATCAAGGACGTGCTGAAGGACGAGGCGGGGATCCGCTTCGTTGACGACGAGGTGAAGTGAGGAGGAGCCATGACACTGTATGAGATCGACGCCGCCATCCTGGCGCTGGCAAATGAGGATGGAGAGATCACCGACTATGAGGCGCTGGACGCGCTGACCATGGAGCGGGATCGGAAACTGGAGAACGTGGCCTGCTGGATCAAGGATCTGACCGCCGAGGCCAAGGCCATCCGGGAGGAAGAGAAGGCGCTGGCAGAGCGCCGGCAGAAGGCCGAGAACAAGGCCGAGAGGCTGAAGGGCTATCTGGACCACGCCCTACAGGGGCAGGCATTCAGCAGCCCCAGATGCAAAGTTGCGTACCGATCCAGCACCTCCACGGTGTGGGACAACGAGGAGCGGGTGCTGAACTGGCTTCGGCGAAACCGCCACAAGGAGTGCTACACCACGAAGACCACGCTGTCCCGGTCCGGTATCGGCGACCTGCTGAAGCAGGGTGTGGAGATCCCCGGTGCGCGGCTGGAGCAGAAGATGAATTTGAACGTGAAGTGAGGAGTATCTGAGATGGACAACATTGCAATTTACAACAAGGTTCGGGCCGTGCCGGAGAACGCCAAAAAGAAGATCTCCGGCGGGCGGCTGAACGGCAAGACCGACATCAACCCTATGTGGCGCATCAAGGCGCTGACCGAGACCTTCGGCCCCTGCGGCACCGGCTGGTACGTGCAGATGGCGGACAAGCGCATCGAGGACGGCGTGGACGGCGTGAAGGTGGCCATCGTGGATCTGAATCTGTTCTACAAACTGGAGAACGGTGAGTGGAGCGCCCCGGTGTTCGGCACCGGCGGCAACACCCTGGTGGACAAGGAACGCAACGGCCTCTACACCAGCGACGAGGCCTTCAAGATGGCCTACACGGACGCGCTGAGTGTGTGCTGCAAGATGCTGGGTGTCGGAGCGGACGTGTACTGGGAGGCCGACCGCACGAAGTACAGTGATGGACGGATTGCCGCGGAGCCTGCGGCTCCTCGCAATGACAATCATCCGAAACTGATCTGTCAGCACTGCGGCAAGGAGATCACCGGCAAACGCTTCAAGGGTCAGGAGTTCACGCCATTCCAGATCGCCCAGTCCACAGCTAAGAAGTATGGCGAGATGCTGTGCTGGTCCTGCAGCAAAGAAGTGGCCGCACAGGAGCAAAGCGCACCGCACTCTGATAACGATGCGCCTCCTGCTGACGGTGAGATCCCGCCCTGGGAGGCCCAGGGATGAACACTGTAACGGTGGATAAGGCCACCTGGATGCGGAACGGGGACGGATTCTGGGTCTCCTTCCGCGTCCGGGAGCCGCAAGCGGCCACGGAGATCTGCGAAAAGCTGCAGGACGGCAAGGTCCGGGAGCTGACGGTGCGAAAGCAAAGACGGAGCCTGAACGCCAACAACTACAGCTGGACGCTGACGGACAAGCTGTCCGACGTCATGGTCGTGCGCGGCGTGAAACTCTCCAAGGAGCAGATGCATGCCGAGATGATCTGCCGGTACGGACAGCCGATGTATGACGAGAATGGGAATTTCGTGGTCCTGTCCACAAAGCAGGACGTGCCGATTTCGGAGTTCTACCCATACGCAAAACTGTTCGGGGAGTCTGAATTGAACGGCGAGACCTTCTACCACTACAGGATCTACCGCGGCAGCCATACCTACGATACGCAGGAGATGGCCACGTTTATTGCCGGTATCGTCGAGGAATGCAAGGAGCAGGGCATTGAGACGCTGAGTGAGCGGGAGAGGTCCCTGCTGGTGGAGAAATGGGGGACGTCATGAAGTTCTATGAAGAGCCGGAGACCTGCCACAGATGCGGCATCGAGGGCCAGATGGCACACCACCATCTGATCCCCGGCCGCCCCGGCAGGCAGCTCAGTGAGAAATACGGCCTTGTGGTGCCACTGTGCCCCAAGTGCCACGAGTTCGTACACAGTGGATGTCTGGGCGGGATCAAGGCCCTGCACCAAATGGTGCGTTACGGCCAGCTGAAGGCCATGGAGGAACAGCACTGGACGGAGGATGAATTCCGTCAGGTATTCGGAAAAAGCTATTTATGACGGATTGCCGCGGCCCCGCTGGGGCCTCGCAATGACAGAACAAGGAGGATATAGACATGCTGAACAGGATCATCATCATGGGTCGCCTGACCCGTGACCCCGAACTGCGCCGCACCCAGAGCGGCACGGCGGTCACCAGCTTTGCCGTGGCCGTGGACCGCAATTTCAAGGAGAAGGACGGCAGCCGCATGACCGACTTCATCGACGTGGTGGCGTGGCGCCAGACCGCCGAGTTCGCCGCCAAGCACTTCTGCAAGGGCCGCATGGCCGTTGTGGAGGGCAGCTTGCAAATGCGGGACTGGACGGACAAGGACGGCAACAAACGCCGCTCTGCCGAGGTCATCGCCGACAGCATCTACTTTGGCGACAACAAGCGCGACAGCGAGACACCTGCGGAACAGAACACCGAGGTCGCTGAGTTCTCAGAAATCGACGAGGAAGACGGCGAACTGCCGTTCTGAGGTGGGCTATATGGATTATGTGACTATACCGAAGGACTTCCTGTGGAGCATCGCTCCGTTGGATGACGCAGAGCGCGGCCGGCTCTTCACCGCCATGCTGATCTACGCTGACACCGGCGGAGATCCTCCGATGGAGGGCAACGAGCGGTTTCTTTGGCCCTCCGCAAAACTGCACATCGAAAGAGGGAGGGACTTGATTTGCCGAACCGAGTGATCAAGGAGAGCCTGTGCGAGAGCGAAAAGATCGCATCCCTGTCGGACTTCGAGTTTCGGCTTTGGATCGGATTGATTTTGCATGTTGACGATGCCGGGCGGGGAGACGCCCGCCCGGCCATCATCAAGGGCCATGTGTTCCCGCTGCGGGACCGGGTGACAACAAAGGATATCGATGCAGCGATCCACGCGCTGGCGGCCAAAGGCTGCGTTTCCCTCTACGAGATAGGCGGGAAGCCCTACTTTTGGTTCCCAAGCTGGGCAAATCATCAGAGGATCCGCGACGTTCGACCCCGCTACCCGGAGCCGCCCGCCGTTTGTGACTCTGCGGCGGATTGCGGCGAACTGCGGCAGACTGCGGCAGACTGCGGCGAACTGCCGCAGATTGCGGCGGATTGCGGCTCGCGCATGCGCCCGCGCGCGCCCGCGGAATCCGAATCCAATCCGAATCCGAATACGAATCCGAAGGGGAACACGCCCGCTCGCCATAAATACGGCGCTTATGGAAATGTCCTGCTTTCTGACGAGGAGATGGACAAGCTCAAAGCGGAGTTCCCGGAGGACTGGCAGCAGCGCATCGAGCGGCTCAGCGAGTACATGGCCTCCAAGGGGACCGGCTACAAGAACCACCTGGCCACCATCCGGGCATGGGCGAAGAAGGACGCAGAGCGGCCCCAAAAGCCACAGCCGGTATCAAAGGGGCCGTACTGCCCGAAAGATAACTCATGGATGGAGGCGTATCTGAAATGAAAGACGGCATCTGGAAGGTGGAGCGAGCGCGGATCTGCCCGGCATGCCAGCTGGACATGCTGCCGGACTATGTGATGCGCTGCCGCGGAGAAATGAAGAAGGCGGTCTGCGAGCGGTGCGGGAAGGCGGCTCACACAATGATCTGGCAGTACACCATGAAGGGCAAGGCAAAAGAGCGGATCGGGAGGCTGGACGGATGACGGAGAAGATCCCGGTCTTTATGGCTGTCTCGCAGGACAGGTATGAGCTGCCGCTGGCGGTGGCGGATTCCACGTGGGAACTGGCACGCCTGCGCGGCGTGACAGAGTCCGCCGTCTGCAAGGGAATCACACGCCAGACCCGCGGGCAAAAGAGCAAGTACATCCGGGTGTGGATCGAAATGACCGCCGAGGAGTACGCGGCCCACATGGAAAAGGTGCGGATGGCCCAGCGGAGAGCCGCTGGGCTGTGTTGAGGAGGATGTATGAAACACTTTGGCGATATCACGAAGCTGAGCGGGTACAACCTGCCGGTGGTGGATGTCATCACCGGGGGCAGCCCGTGCCAAGACTTGTCCGTGGCCGGGAAGAGAGCGGGTCTTGCCGGAGAGCGAAGCGGACTGTTCATGGAACAAATGAGGATCGTAAAGGAGATGAGAGAGCGTGACAGAGCAAATGGACGGACAGGTTGGATGGTTCGACCTCGATACATGGTCTGGGAAAACGTACCCGGAGCCTTCAGCAGCGGAAAACCAAAGGGGGCGGACTTTGCCGCCGTCATTGAAGAAATCATCAAAGTCGCAGAGCCGGGAACCTCTGTGTCTGTGTGTGTACCGAACGGAGGATGGACAAAATCCGGGTGCTATTACGCTGAAGATGGTTCCTGGAGCATTGCTTGGCGAGTACACGACGCACAGTTTTGGGGAGTCCCCCAGAGAAGAAAACGCATCTCGCTTGTCGCAGATTTTGGAGGTCTGTCCGCATCCGAGATACTCTTTGAGCGCAAAGGCTTGTCAGGGGATTCTGAACCGTGCGGAGAAGCGGGGCAAGGAACTGCCGGAGCAGTTGGAGGCGGCACTGAGGGAGCAAGCGGGACTATATCCTTCCAAGAGAGGGGGGGGCAAACCCGGGGGCGGCAAGGGAATACTGATCCAGCATGAACACGTCGGTGCGCTGTCTACGCTGAATAACCAGAGCGTGTTGGCGATTTCCGTTGATGAGAAAATGGGGCAGACATACATTGGCGAAGAGGTTGGGAATACTCTTGCGGCCCGTGATTACAAGCAACCGCAAGCTGTTGTTTACGGCATCTCTTCCTACGACAGCAACGCCATGAAGTCCCCCAACCCGCACAGCGGCATCTATGAGGCGGACACGGCGAGGACACTCGATCTGAACGGGGGAAGTCCTGCGTGTAATCAAGGAGGGATTGCCGTCCTCTGCCTCAACGATCAGGGCGGCTCCGTGATGGGCGTGAGCGAGGACGTGACCGGCGCACTTCGGGCAGAGGAACACGGGCATCAGCCGATTTTGTTTGAACCAAGAAGTCAAGACGGTGTTCCGAGAATACACGGAGATGTAAGCCCAACGCTCAATACGGCACAAGGAGGGCAGAGGCAGCCGTGCGTGGTCGATACATACCAAAAAACCGTCGGTGCTTTGTGTGCTGGCATTTCAAAACAGGTTGGAAATCAAATCGTTGGTCAAGACCAACTTATTACAAAAAACGCCATCGTCCGCAGACTCACCCCCTTGGAGTGTGAACGGCTGCAGGGATACCCGGACGGCTGGACAAACATCGGAGAGTGGGTGGACAGCAAGGGGAAGAAGCACAAAGACGCTGACTCTCCTCGCTACAAGGCGCTTGGAAACTCCATTGCCCTGCCGTTCTGGCAGTGGATGGCAAGACGGATCTGCGCTCAATATGAGCGGACGGTCACGATGGCAAGCCTGTTTGACGGAATCGGCGGATTCCCGCTCGTGTTCCAGCGGTGCGGAGCCGTGCCGGTGTGGGCAAGCGAGATCGAGGAGTTCCCCATCGCCGTGACGAAAGTGAGATTTCCAGATGAATCCGTGTGATAACTGCAAAAAGAAGCCAAACTGCCCAGAACGGTGTTTTCCAAAGTTGGATTATGAGAGAGGGCAAAAGAGAAGGAGAAGGAGCAGAAAGGATGACGAACAAAGAAGCAGCTGAGATTTTGCGAGGAGTTAAATCATTCTTTGGACGAGATTGTATTCCGAAGGAAACACCGCAAGCCATCGATATGGCAATCGCGGCGCTGAATGCGCAGACCACGGTGGCGATCTACGACCAAGAGGAGATCCACCACAACTGCATCGTGCAGGTGCTGCGAAACAGCGTCACAGGCGATGTGAGCGTGGGCTGGTGGAAGGAGAAGGAGGAGGAAGAATGAAAGAGTATATTGAGCGGGATGCTGTTATGCAAAAATTTACAGACCATGTGAAGCGGAGCAATAACAGCGATTTTTCGGAGGCTCCGACATGGAACCAAGCTGTGCAAATCGTGGAGGATGCCCCCGCCGCCGATGTGGTGGAGGTGCGGAAGATACGGGCGTTTATCGACAAACTTATTGCCGAGCGGGACAAGTACGATCTGCACTCTATGCGTTGGAAGCATTACGATTGCGACCGTCTGCTTATTGAGCAGATGCTGGACGAGATGGATGGAGGTGTGAACGATGGCAAGGCTTGATGATTTTGCAGATGGTACGGCCTTTATCTACCTGTTCCCGGAGGATTTCAAAAGCAAACACCGCTTTGAGCAGTATGCAAATTTCATGGGGCAAGACGCTGACAGGGCTATACAAATACCGATTGACAGCCGCAGGGCAAGGGGGTACAGGGACTATCAAAAACGCTTTTATGGAGGTGTGAACGATGCGGCTGATTGATGCGGATAAACTGCCGAAATACACCGGTTATGCGTTGAGCGCAAGCGAGGTGGCTAAAGCTGTTGAAAATGCTCCCACCGTGGACGCTGTGCCCGTGGTGCGGTGCCGGGAGTGCAAGCACGCAGACGAATACTGTCATTGTTCCTTTGCAAATTGGTGGCCTGATGCAATGGATTATTGCTCTCACGGTGAGCGCAAAGGAGGGGACGAGTGATGTTTGTGCTTAACGAATGTCAAAAGGCGGTTCAGAACAGTGACTCTCCGTACATGGGGGTTGCCCTTGCTGTTATGCTTGTGGTCTGCATTGCGGTCGGCGTATGGGCGATCATAAAAGGGAGGGACGATTGATGGCGGAAATCCATAAGTGCGGGCGGTGCTGGTCATATTGTGACGGTAACTGCGCCACCTGCGCCGCGAACAATTACTACACCACCACCGTCACGATCACCAGAGTGCCCACTGAAAAAGACTACCCGCCCTATCTCGACTATCCGAAAGAGCGGAAGAAGCAGACCAATGCCGACAAGTATTTCCGCAATGCAACGGACGAAGAACTGGCAGAGCGGTTGGAAAACATCGACACGGCATTTGAGCCAAATACGATAGTTTCGCAGCGCGGCTGGCTCGACTGGCTGAAACAGGAGGTGGAGAGCGATGGCGAATAACCGCATGTATCTGCGCTGTACCGGGTGCGGCGCCGCCTTCTTTCTCGGCAAGCGGCTGGGCGGCGGCTACTGGATCAGCGACTACCCGGAATTCAAGGGCGTACCGCTGAAGGAACGGCTGAACGAGTTTTACGATGAGCATGAGTTTTGCAGCGGCCACGGCCCTGACTGCTTTGAGCTGGCGTATGAGATGGACAGGGAGGATTGAGAAAATGCGTGATTATGAGGAACTGGTAAGTGTATTACGGGACTTGTCCGAGGACACGGGTGACGAGTGTGCAGAAGCCGCAGATGCCATTGAGGAACTTTGCCGAGAAAAGAAGCGTCTGGATGACAAGGCCATCGAACTGCAAGCGATTGCTGACCACTATGAGGCGGCTTCGCAAGAGTGGTTCCAAACGGCTTGCGAGTACAAGGATGTCATACCAAAGTGGATCAGCGTGGAGGAGCATTTGCCGGAGGAGAGTGCAAACTACTTGACATACGGCGTATTTCTTCCGATGGGTGTGAAAGCAATGGATCTATGCCGGTTTAACGGCAAGGGCTGGATGATTGACCAAACGGTTTGGTGCGAGGATTGCAAATTTTTCGGGCACGCCGACATGGGCGGCGAGGGATGGTGTGATACATACGACAAAAGCACATGGTATGGATGCAACGCCATTGATTGCCCTTATTTTGCTGCAAAGCCGAAGGAGGGAACCGATGCGTGACGAACTGATCCACGACATGGAGAACATGGCAGACGGTCTGTCCCGCACCGCTGACCGCTGCGATATCTGGCAGGACAGGCTGATCTACGCCATGTGTTTGGCCATCTACCACATCCTGCAATGGATTGTGAGAAGGGAGGGGAGAGGCCATGGCGAAAATCGGTGACGTGGTACATAAGGTGCCCTCGTTCCTGTTCTGTGAGTCAGACCACAGCAGGAACGTGGTCAGGAGGGGGATCGTGCGCTGGGTGCATCCGAAGGGGCGTTTTTACCTGGTGGAGTTCCCTACGCCCGGCGGAGCGGTGCGGGAGTGCTTTCCGGCGGAAACGGCGCCCAACGTGGGGGCGCTGACGGAGGAAAAGGAGCGCCGGACCTGGCACAAGGGGATTTGAGGGGGCGGCCCCTCATCCGGCGCTGCGAGCTGCCTTTTTGCTGGGGAGAAGGCTTTGGCAGGACGGATTGCCACGGCCCCCGCGGGGCCTCGCAATGACAAGAGGAGGAGACGGATTGCCACGGCCCCTTCGGGGCCTCGCAATGACGGGGGCGGGAGATGCGGATTGCCACGGCCAGTGTGCGCACTGGCCTCGCAATGACAACTCACGTGGCATGCGGGGGCGCTTACCCACAGGTGGAATGCCTGGGGCGGGGGCCGGTCTGCCCGGGGGGGTATAGAGAGAGGGCAGACAGGCTGGTACAATGTGCGGGAAAGGACGTGATCGAGACGATCCGACTGACGATCCCCGGCGTTCCGCCCAGCTTGAACGCTACGGCGGGACGGCTGAATGTCTGGGATTACAGGGCAAACAAGAAAAAGTGGACAGAGGCGGTCATGTGGGCCATCCGGGCGGCGAAAGCCAGGCCGGAGAGGCCCTACAGCCGCGCTGTGGTCACCATTACATACTTCTTCCCCACGGCGGCGCGCCATGACGCGGACAACTACGCAGGCAAGTACCTGCTGGACGGCCTCACGCGCGGCGGCGTCATCGTGGACGACGACCTGAAGCATATCTCAACGACCATACGCGGCGAGATAGACCGCGAAAGGCCGAGGACGGAAATCGAGGTGCGCGATGCCGGGTAGACACGGATTCCGGGAGGCATATATCAAGTGCCCCTTCTACCGCAACTATGCCGCAGACGCCGTGCGGTGCGAGGGGATCATGGACGGCACGGTGCTGACGCTGGGCTTTACGCAGAGGGAAGACCGCTGCCGGCACATGGACGTCTTCTGCCAGAACAAGTACAAAAACTGCGAGATCTACCGCATGGTCATGGACGCGCGGTATGAGGAGGACGAGGGATGCTGAGCGATTTCGAGATCATCAACCACCGGTTCCCGGCGAGGCCGGACCTGCACATCTACCCCGTTTCAGATGTGCATCTGGGAGCGGCTGAACACATGGAGCGGGAGTGGACAGACTTCTGTGACGGCATACTGGCAGATCCCAATGCCTACCTCATCCTGGGAGGCGACCTGATCAACAATGCGACACGCAGCTCCGTGAGCAATATCTTTGAGGAGGTCCTGCGCCCCAGGGAGCAAAAGAAGCGGATGGTGGAGATGCTGACGCCCCTGCGGGACAGGATCCTGTGCGGGACCACCGGCAACCATGAACGCAGGAGCGTGAAGGACGCGGATGACGACCCAACCTACGACATCATGTGCAAACTGGACCTGGAGGAGAGGTACAGGGAAAACATCGCCTTCGTCAAGATCCAGATGGGCAAGATCAACGGATGCGGAGGGGACAACCCCACCTATGTCCTGGCGGTGACCCACGGCGCTGGAGGCGGTATGCTGCCGGGCGCCACCATCAACCGCAACGAGCGCTTCGGCTTCGCCATAGACGGCATCGACTGCCTGATCGTGGGGCACAGCCACAAGCCCATGGTCTCGCAGCCGGCGAAAATAAAAGTGGACACCCATAACAACCGGGTGAGCATCCGGCCCTTCAAGGTGGTAGTTGCCACACCGTGGCTGATGTGGGGAGGGTATTCGGCGCAGAAGATGCTGCTGCCCTCCTCCCACGCGCCGCAGATCGTCACGCTGAAGGGGAAGCGGAAGGACATACGGGTGGAGATGTGAGGACGGGGTGCAATGCCGTGGGAGTACGGATTGCCGCGTCGCTTCGCTCCTCGCAATGACAGGGGGACGGGGACGTGGGGAGTACGGATTGCCACGGCCAGTGTGCGCACTGGCCTCGCAATGACACTTGCCTCGCAATGACAGGCCCTCGCAATGACAGATAGTTTGAATAAAACCGGGAATATTGAAAGTTTAAACAAAGATTTCGTAAAGTTTTTTGCAAAAACTGCGGTTAAACTTTTGAGATTTGAGGTTTTAACAGAGAGGAGGTGGCTGCATGGCGGCGACCATCAATGCGCCAGGCACCATCGACTGGCTGAGCATCAAGACGGATTACATCACCGGCCGAGGCAGCTATCGCCAGCTGGCCGATAAATACGGCATCAAGAAGGACACCATCTACCGCAGAGCCAACCGTGAGAAGTGGGCCGAGCAGCGCGACAGACAACGCGACACCATCGAACGTCGCGTCATCGACAGGACTACGGATAAAATCGCGGACAAGATGGCCGAGGCGTATTCCGACAACGCCGCGGCAAAGGTGCGCATCAAGGGCAAAATGCTCAAGATGGCGGAGGACTGGCTGGACCGGCAGGGCGGCGTCATCCAGGACGTCACCGACTTCCGCAAGATCGTGCAGTGCTGCCTTGACATGCTGGACGATTCCGACAGCGGCAGCGAGCGGAGCGTCCGCGTGACCATGGACGGGGAGGCATCCGAGTATGCCGACTGACACTCTGGTCATAGGGAAACCAAACCCCAAGCAGGAGCTGTTCCTCAAGGATACCCACCGCCACGTGGCATACGGCGGCGCCAGGGGCGGCGGCAAGTCCTGGGCCGTCCGGGCAAAGGCAAAGCTGCTGGCCCTGCGATGGCCCGGCATCAAGATCCTCATCGTGCGGAAAAGCTACAAGGAGCTCATCAATAACCACGTGGTGTTTCTGCGGCAGGAGCTCCACGGCATCGCCGCCTACAACAAGACCGACAAGGAGTTCCTCTTCGGCAACGGCTCCACCATCTCTCTGGGCTACTGCGCCAGCGACAGCGACCTGGACCAGTACCAGGGCGCGGAGTACGACGTCATCTTCATAGACGAGGCAGGGCAGCTCCGGGAGGAGTGGATCAAGAAGATCAACACCTGCGTGCGTGGTGCCAACGGATTTCCAAAGCGCACCTACTACACCCTCAACCCCGGCGGACCGGCACACGGCTACTTCAAGCGCCTGTTCATCGACCGGAACTTTGAGGACAACGAGAACCCGGAGGACTATTCCTTCGTGCAGGCCCTCGTCACAGACAACACGGCGCTGATGGAGATGCAGCCGGAGTACATCGACGAGCTGAAGACCCTGCCGCCCCACCTGCGGGAGATGTGGCTGGAGGGCCGCTGGGATATCTACGAGGGGCAGTTCTTCGAGGAGCTGAAGGACGATCCCGCCCACTACCGGGACAGGCAGTGGACCCACGTCATCGACCCATTCGATATCCCCGGCGGGTGGAACGTATACCGCAGCTACGACTTCGGCTACGCCAAGCCCTTCTCCTGCGCCTGGTGGGCCGTGGACTACGACGGCGTGATCTACCGCATCCTGGAGCTGTACGGCTGCACAGACACGCCAAACGAGGGCGTGAAGTGGACGCCGGAGCGGCAGTTCGCCGAGATCAGCCGCATCGAGCGGGAGCATCCGTGGCTGAAGGGGCGCACCATCCGCGGCGTGGCCGACCCGGCCATCTGGGACACCAGCCGCGGCGAGAGCATCGCCGAGACTGCCATGCGCGCCGGCGTATATTTCGACCGGGGGGACAACGAGCGCATCCCCGGATGGATGCAGGTCCATTACCGGCTGGCATTCGACGAGGAGGGCTACCCCATGATGTACGTGTTCCGGGGGTGCCGGGCCTTTCTCCGCACCATGCCGCTTCTCATGTACGACGAACACAAGCCGGAGGACCTGGACACCAGCATGGAGGACCATGTGGCCGACGAGGTGCGCTATTTTTGCATGTCCCGGCCCATCAAACCGCGGGTGACCGCAAAGAAGAAACCGATATTCTCCGACCCGCTGGACCAGTTCGGCGGCGGGCGGCATGACGATTGGAGGAGGATCTGATGGAGGAAATGACAAAGGACATCCTGTCCCGGCCCATCGACAGGGAGCAGGCCCGCAAGGCCATGTCCGTGCTGGAGAAATACCGCGCCGGCAAGACAAATCTGGAGCGGCGCATCATCGACAACGAGCAGTTCTGGAAGCTGCGCCACTGGGATCAGATGAAGGGGAAGGACGCGAACCCCAACGACCCCCGGCCCACCAGCGCGTGGCTGGTGAACGTGATCCTCAACCGCCACGCCGACGCCATCGACAACTACCCGGAGCCCAACTGCCTGCCCCGCGCCGCCGACGATGTGGACGAGGCGCAGAAGCTGACCAAGATCCTGCCGGTCATCCTCAAGCAGAACGGCTTCGAGCAGACCTACTCCGACGTTTGGTGGTACAAGCTCAAAGCCGGAACCGGCGTTTACGGCGTGTTCTGGGACGGCGCCAAGCTGGGCGGACTGGGCGATATCGCCATCCGCAAGTGCGAAGTCCTCAACCTCTTCTGGGAGCCCGGCGTCACCGACATCCAGGAGAGCCGCAACCTGTTCCACGTGGAACTGAAGGACAACGAGGAGCTTCTGGAGCAGTACCCCCAGCTGCAGGGGAAGCTGAACGGCGAGACCGCCCGGATCAGCAAGTACATCTACGACGATTCGGTGGACACCACGGACAAGAGCATGGTGGTGGACTGGTACTATAAGCGCCGGCAGAACGGGCGCGACGTGCTGCACTACTGCAAGTTCTGCGGCGAGGAGGTGCTGTTCGCCACGGAAAACGACCCGGAGATGGCGGAGCGCGGCTGGTATGACCACGGCAAATACCCCTTCGTCTTCGACGTGCTGTTTCCCGAAGAGGGCACGCCCTGCGGCTTCGGCTTCGTGGACATCGCAAAGGATCCCCAGAAGCAGATCGACCTCATGAACCAGGCCATGCTGAAGAACACCCTGGCAGCCGCCACGCCCCGGTTCTTCATCCGGGACGACGGCGCCGTCAACGAGGCTGAGTTCGCAGACTGGACCCGGCCCTTCGTCCACACCAACGGCAACCTGGGCCAGGACAGCATCCTGCCCATTCAGTCAACGCCGCTGCCCGGCAACTACATCAGCTTTTTCCAGGCAAAACAGCAGGAGCTGCGGGAGACAAGCGGCAACACCGAGGCCAACACCGGCTCCGTGCCGTCCTCCGTCACCGCCGCCTCCGCCATCGCCGCGCTCCAGGAGGCCAGCGGCAAGCTGAGCCGCGACATGGTCAACACCACCTACCGCGCCTTCGAGGAGATCTGCCTGCTGGTCATCGACCTCATCCGGCAGTTTTACGACATGCCACGCCAGTTCCGCATCACCGGCGACATGGGGCGCCTTGCCTTCACCAGCTACGACAACACCGGCCTCCGGCCCCAGAGCCAGGGGGATGTGTTCGGCGTGGACGCGGGATACCGCAGCCCTGTGCTGGACATCGAGGTGGTGCCGCAGAACGAGAGCCGTTACTCCAAGGCGGAGTACAACGAGCTGGCGCTGAACCTATACAGCGCCGGGTTGTTCGCGCCGCAGATGGCAGACCAGGCGCTGGTGTGCCTCAGCATGATGGATTTCAAGGGCCGCGACAAATTGATGCAGCAGATCCAGCGCAACGGAACGCTGATGATGAAGCTCCAGCAGGCCATGGCGGTCATCGAACAGCTGACGGGGCAGGTTCCTCCCGCAGCGACGCAGCCTGTGCCGCAGGACGGCGGGGGGGAGAGACGGACCTCCGAAGGGCAGGAGTCCGCGGTGACGGCAAGGGCCAGAGAGCAGAGCCGCGCAGCGGCCCAGACGAGATGATCACCGCCAGATGGCTGGGTCCGTGCGCCATCGAGATACACGGGCATGCCGGATATGCCGAAAAGGGCAAGGACATCGTGTGCGCCGGGGTATCCACCCTCTACGGGACGCTGGTCGCCGAGCTGGACGAGCGGGAACGGAACGGAGAGGGCGCGGTGACCGCCATGGGCGGCATCGTGAGCTTCTCGCCGGAGACCGATGAGATAAAAGGCATCTATGCCATGGTGTGGCGGGGCATCCTCCTCCTCGCCGCCCAGTATGGCAAGTTCATAGATGCGAAGCGGACGTTTTGAACGTCCGCTTCTTTTTTTGCGCAGGGGGGGTATAGAGAACGCCAAAACGCCCTTGGTACAATACCATTACCAGGGCTTACCCCCACCTGTAACGGGGAGACAAGGCGGCTTCGGTAACCGCAAGAGGAGGATTACAATGGAATACCTGAGAAACTGGTCCCTGCAGATGTTCGGCGAGGGCGGCGAAGGCGCATCGGCGCCCACAGGCGGCAATGAGGGGACAAACGAGGGCGGCGCTCCCGCACAGGAGAAGCTGTCCTTCGATGACCTGCTGAAGGATGAGGACTACCAGAAGGAGTTTGAGAAACGGGTCAGCAGACGGTCCGGCTACGAGGTGCGCAAGGCGGCACGGGAGGAGAGGGCAAAGCTCGCCCCCATGTACCAGGCTCTTGCCAGGAAGTACGGCATGGACGTATCCGACCCGGCCAAGATCGACCTGAACGCGCTTTCCGAAAAAGTGCTGGGCGATGACGACCTTCTGGAGCAGAGAGCGGCAGAAATGGGCGTGACTGTTGAAGGCGCGAGGAAGATCCTCAACGCAGAACAGCAGCTCCAGGAGGCCGAGCGCATCCGGCAGGAGGAGGCGGACGCCCGCGAGTGGCGGGAGATCGAACGGCAGGCGGAGGCGCTGCGGCAGATCTATCCCGGCTTCGATCTGGGCGCGGAGATGGAAAACCCGCAGTTCGGGCTCCTGCTGAGGAACAACATGCGCGTTGGTGTGGAAAACGCCGTGCAGAACGCCTTCCAGACCGTCCACATGGGCGAGATCATGAGCGGCGCTATGCAGTACGCCGCACAGAAGACACGGCAGCAGGTGTCCAACAGCATCCAGGCGGGCGCGAACCGGCCCGCAGAGAACGGCGCGGCATCGGCTGCCGCCCAGTCCCACATCGACCCCAGCAAGTTCACCCGGAAGGATATCGAGGATATCCGCAAGCGCGTGAACAGCGGGGAACACATCACCTTCCGATGAGCGGAAAGACGGATCCCTTCGTCCCCTTGCTCCTCGGAATGACATCACATGAGAGGAGAATACAACATGTACATCTTTGATCTGCAGCGCTTCGCCGGCGGCGGCGGTGAGCTGACCAACACCACAACCAACTACGTCAACTCCTACACCGCCGCCACCACGGCTTTCGACACCGTCAACAAACTGACGCCGGAGATGAAGACCTTCTACGACACCGCCTTGCTGGAAAACGCACGCCCCGAAATGGTGCATGCCCAGTTCGGCCGCTCGCAGAACATCCCCAAGGGCCGCGGCAAGACCATCGAATGGCGCAAGTTCAACACCCTGGCCAACGCCGGTCAGCTCACCGAGGGCGTCATCCCCACCGGCCAGAAGATGGGCGTCAGCGCCATCACCGACAGCGTGGATCAGTACGGCACCTACGTGTCCGTCTCCGACCAGCTGGAGCTGACCGCCATCGACCCCATCATCATGGAGGCCCAGACCGAGCTGTCCGCCTCCGCAGGCCGCACCCGTGATGAGCTGATCCGCAATGACATCATCGCCGGCACCAGCGTCATCTATGCCCAGAAGGACGTCAGCGGCGTCAAGACCGACGTCACCAGCCGCGCCAATCTGGACGCCACCGCCAAGCTCACCCCCGACACCGTCAACCGTGCCGTGACCTTCCTGAAGAAGAACCACGCACCCACCATCAACGGCGATTACGTGGCCATCATCCACCCCAGCGTGGCCTATGACCTGCGTTCCAATCCCGACTGGATCGACGTACACAAGTACGCCCAGCCGGACGAGATCTTCGAGGGCGAGATCGGCAAGCTCCACGGCTGCCGCTTCGTTGAGACCACCCAGGCGAAGATCCTGAAGGGCACCGGCTGCCCCAGCGGCCTGGCCGTGTACCTGACCCTGTTCCTGGGCAAGGACGCCTACGGCACCGTCGGCGTTGACGGCGGCGGCCTGGAGATGATCGTCCACGACAAGCACGAGGCCGGCGGCCCCCTGGACCAGTTCAGCACCATCGGCTACAAGCTGATGACCAACGGCGCCAAGATCCTCTACGAGGACCGCATGGTCCGCGTGGAGTCCTGCGGCGCCTACAGCGCCACCGATTCCGCCAACTGAGACAGCACGGATTGCGCCAGCCTTTGTCTGCGACGAAGGAGCAGCAACAAAGGCAAGTACCCTTGGGGTGCCGCGCCGCCTTCGGCGTCTCGCAATGACGGGGGCGGGGGAAGCGGATTGCCACGGCCCCTCCGGGGCCTCGCAATGACACATCATTCGGCGTCTCGCAATGACAGACTGACAGGGGAGGGCCTGCGCCCTCCCCGACGATAAAAGGAGGATTTATCCATGGCTACCAAGAAAACCGAAGAGGTTGCAGAGAAGACCGGGATCGAGATGGATCCCTGGCAGGACATGGTGGAGATCACCCTGCCCCGCCATCCCAAGAACGAGCAGAACTTCCAGTTCGTGGCGGTGAACGACCGCCGCTTCCAGGTGCCCCGCAGCGGCAAGCCGGTCATGGTGCCGCGCCCGGTGTATGAGGTGCTGATGAACAGCGCCGAGCTGCGCGACTACGCCGCCGACCGGAAGGGCGAGCTGGCTGACGAGTCGAAGTAAGCACGAAACACATAGGGCGGGAGAGGATCCCGCCCTTTTTCCGTAGGGAGTGATATACATGAAAGTAAACGAGCTGATGGAGAGCGTGGAGCGGCTCCATCCCAACCAGTTTACCGAGCAGGACAAGGTGAGATGGCTCAACGAGGTGGAGGCCACCATCTACCGCGAGATCGTGCTGACCCATGAGCATGAGGACGGCGCGGAGATGCCGGTTTACAGCTGCGCCAGCGACACCGACGTGCTGCTGGCGCAGGACCCGTACAGCCGCCTGTATCCACTGTGGATGGAGGCGCAGATCGCCTGGCACAACCACGAGTCGCTGAAGTACGACGCCGCGGCGCAGGCCTTCAACGACGCATACGGCGCTTTTCGGAACTGGTACAACCGCACCCACATGCCCCTTGGCGCCGTGGACCACCTGCATCTGGTGGATCGGACGTGGGGGTGGCGCTGATGCAGCTGCCAGTCTTTAAAAACCGCAGCTCCGGCCGGAGCCAGGAGATGATCAGCGAGTTCCGCGGCTATGATCGCCGGGAACGGATCGCCGAAGGCGCATGGCACGACGAGGAGGGCTTCTCGGCGGAGCACTATCCGGTGCTGTCCACCAGGCGGCCCAGAAAGACGGTGCGGGATCTGACCGCGCCGGCAGGGCTGGCCTCCAAGGACGGGCTCATCACCATCGAGGGGCCCAACGTTATCTACAACGGCATGGCCATCGACCTGGAGCTGACAGCGTCCGGCCCCAAGCAGCTCATCAGCATGGGCGCCTATCTGCTGGTCTGGCCCGACAAGAAATATCTCAACACCAAGGACCCGGAAGACCACGGGAGTTTGGAAAAGTATTTTTCCAACGTGGGCGGCGATGTGTCCGGCGTGCAGATCTCCCTGTGCGACGGAGACGGAAACGCCTATGACAAGACGCCCACCACGGCGGCTGTGGCGCCTACGGAGCCGTCGGACGGGGACTACTGGATCGACACCTCCAACGCCGACGTGCCGGTGCTGAAGCAGTGGAACGAGGGCCTGGGCTACTGGGTGCAGATCCCCACCACCTATGTCCGCATCAAGGCGCCCTACGACCAGAACAGCCCGAACGCGACCTATGGAACCAGCATCAGTGACGGGTTTTCCGCAGGGGACGGCGTGACCATCGCTGACCTGGGCAGCCCGGCTTCCCAGACGGACGCCGGAAGGCAACTCTATGCGCTCAACGGCTCCCGCGTGGTTCGAGCCGTGGGAGACGGCTACATCGTCGTGGAAGGCCTAATCAGCGGCGCCTATTCCTGGTACTGGTCTGCCGGGATCACGGTGAGCCGCAGCGTGCCGGACATGGACTTCGTCACCGAGTGCGACAACCGGCTGTGGGGCTGCAAATACGGCACGGTGGACGGCAAGCCCATCAACGAGATCTACGCCAGCAAGCTGGGGGACTTCAAGAACTGGAGCTGCTACCAGGGCCTCAGCACAGACAGCTACACCGCCAGCCGGGGCAGCGACGGCGCCTTCACCGGCGCCATTACCCACATGGGACACCCGCTGTTCTTCCGGGAGAACAGCATCGAGAAGGTGTATCCCTCCGCCAACGGCGCACACCAGATCGTGACGGTGGAGGGACGGGGCGTGCAGAAGGGGTGCTGGAGGTCGCTGACGATCGTGGGCGAGACGTTGTACTACAAGAGCCGCTCCGGCGTGTGCGCCTACACCGGCTCCCTGCCGGTGCTGATCAGCGATGAGCTGGGCGACGACGTCTATGAGGACGCCCGCGCCGGCACGGACGGCAGCGTGCTGTATCTGTCCATGCGGCGCTCCGACGGCACATGGCATCTATTCACCTACGACACGGCACGTGGCATCTGGCACCGGCAGGACGCCACGCGGGCGATGATGTTCGCAGCCGACGAGGGCAGGCTCTACTGGATCGACGAGGATAGGAGCCGACTGGTCTGCGCGGCAGGGGACGAGCGGGAAAACTTCCCGTGGCAGCTGACCTCCGGCGTCATCGGCCACGACATTGCAGAGCAGAAGTATATCTCCCGGTTCCTCTTCCGTGTGGAAACGACAGGAAGCGTGAACCTCCAGGTGCGCTACGACAACGGGCCATGGCAGGACAAGGGCGCCCAGCTGGGGCGCGGCCTTGGCACCATCGTGCTGCCGGTGGCCCCGCGGCGGTGCGACCACATGCAGTACAGGCTCAGCGGCAAGGGGGCCTTCACCATCTACAGCATCACCAAGTACGTGGAGCGGGGCTCCGACGCGGCTTGGTAGAAGGGAGTATCGACATGGCAAACGAGAAAAAGAAGAACGGCCTCACCGTGACGGCCAGCGGCTACAAGCCGTCCGCCTCGGTGCAGGCGGCGCAGTCCCGGCTCAACGAGGTGCAGGGCCAGCGTCCGGCGGCATACCAGAGCAAATACAGCCAGCAGATGGACGACATGTTCTCCAGGATCCAGAACCGGAAGCCGTTCCAGTACGACCTCAACGGGGACATGCTCTACCGCCAGTACCGGGACCAGTACCAGAATCTGGGGCGGCAGGCCATGATGGACACCATGGGGCAGGCGGCGGGGCTCACCGGCGGCTACGGCTCCACCTATGGGCAGAACGTGGGCCAGCAGGCCTACCAGGGTTATCTCCAGCAGCTCAACGACAAGATCCCGCAGCTCTACAGCCTGGCGCTGGACCGCTACAACAGCGAGGGGGACGATCTCTACAGGCAGTACGGACTTCTGAGCGACCGGGAGGCCACCGACTACGGACGCTACCGCGACACCGTGGGCGATTGGCGGGACGATCTCGGCTTCGCCTACCAGATGTTCGGCGACGAGCGGAGCTTCGACTACGGCGGATACCGCGACGCTGTGGACGATTACTGGCGGCAGAAGAACTTCGATTATCAGGTCAGCCGCGATCAGGTGGCCGACAGCCAGTGGGAGCGCAGCTTCGCCGCCCAGCAGGCGGCGAGGGCAGCGGCACAGCGGGCGGCGGAGCAGAAGGACTGGGAGGCCGCCTACCAGGATCTGCTGGACAAGCAGTTTTTCGGCAACGAGAACTATGAGAGGGTGTCGGGGACGAAGCAGAACACCTACGAGGTGGAGGGCTTCGGCACGATCAGCCAGAAGGAATACGACGACATGCTGGCCGCGGGGCTCATCGACGAGGCCACCGTGGACCGCTACGGCGTGATGCGCACCCGCATGCGTAAGGAATCCCAGAATGGCCTGCCGACCACCGGAGGATACCTGTGGTCGCTCATCAGATAATACGGAGGTAACGCTACCATGCCGAAGAAGAGAGAACTGGAGGAACAGAGGCTGCGGCTCCAGCAGGAGCAGGCGCGTCAGATCCAGGCGATGAAGGGCCAGATCCCTGCGGTCTACGACGCGGCCTACAACGCCGCCATGCGTCAGCAGGCGGAGGCGAACACCGCGCGGCGTCTGTACAACACTTATCGGCGGGAGTATGAGGACCGCATGCGGAGCGGCGGCAAGGTTCGGCGCGGAGGCGGGGAGGAGGCATACAACCGCTGGAGAACGGATACCTACGCCAAGGCGAGGGCCGGCACGGCTTCTGCCGGTGAGATCGCTGCGCTGCGCGCCGTGATGGGCCGGGAGGCACGGGACGAAGCCAAAGGCTATGATTATGCCGCCGCGCAGAAACGGCTGGAGGAGCTGGCCAGAGGGCGTGACTCCTATGAGAAGGCGACGCGCGGCAGGAAAAAGGACGAGGAGCGAAACGCCGTGCTGAGCCGGATGGACCAGGAGATCAGCCAGCTGTCCGGGGAAATGGGCAAGGCCCGCGCCGCGTATGAAGACGCCAATCGGGAGGCGGAATACGGCAAGAGGCAGGATCACCCGCAGAACTTCTGGGAGACGCTGCTGAACGTATCGGCGCGGAACACCGGCGGGCCTCAGAGCGCACTTCCCGGCATGACGGACGTGGGGGACGCCGGCGGCGTTGTTCGAGCGGGAGCGGCCCAGTTCGCGTCCGGTTTTACCAACGCGGCGGGTACGCTTCTGGAGGGCCTGGGCAAGGTCAATGACGCCGCCTTTGACGCACAGCATCGCCAGCAGCGGACGGCGGCGGAGAACTCCCTCGCATACTGGACGGAGATGCTGGAGAAGGCGGAGACCGAGGATCAGCGCAAGAGGGCGAAGGAGCAGATCGCCCAGAATGAGCGCATCCTCGCAGGCCTTGAAAGGCTGAAAAACGGGAACACAGCGGATATCGACAGCGCGGCGCAGAGCGTATACGGCACGGCGGACAGGATGTCTGAATACGGCGGCGTTGAAACGGAAAAGGCCAAGGATCTGCTTCGGCGCACAAGCGCGGGAAAGGTAGGCGATCTGCTGGTGGACGCCGGCGTCAGCGGAGTGCAGATGCTGGGAGACGCCGCCATCAACGCCCTGCTTCCCGGAACCGGCCTTGCCTCCATGGGCACGCGTGTGTTCGGACAGGGCGCGCAGGAGGCCAGACAGGCCGGCGCGTCCTTCGGCCAGCAGCTGGCCTATGGCGCCGGAAGTGCCGCCGTCGAGGTGGCCACCGAGAAGATGTTCGGTGTGTTTGACAAGGTGTATGGCAAGGGTTGGCTTGATAACACGAAACTGGCCAAGGGACTTGCCGGCGCTGTGGAAAAAATGCAGCTGTCTCCGGCGGGACGGACGGCTCTGTCTCTTCTCACCAACCTCGGAGAGGAGGCTACGGAGGAGCTGGTGTCCGGCGTGCTGAATCCGGCGCTGAAGACAATTTACAACGGAGAACACGTTCATCTGAACCCTATTCGGTATTTTGCAGAGGATGTTGATTGGAGCGACACACTCCATGATGCTTTGGTTGGCGGTGTCCTGGGCCTGTTCGGCGGCACCAATCACATCGTAGAAAACGCCGGGAAGACAAAGGCCATGGGGGAGCAGTACGGAGCCGACAGCGAGGCGTTGGTGCGGGAGGCATTGGAGCTGGACCCGGACAACAAAACGGCGCAGGCGGCCCGGAAACAGCTGGAGCGCGGCGAAAAGCTGAAGGACGCCACCATCCGCCGCATCGTGGAGGAGAATGAGAAAACCGCCAAGGCGGAGCGGGAGGCGGTGGACGAGGCCGCGAAGGAGATCGCGGAGGAGTTCGGCGAGGAGGCCGCCAATGCGTTCCGGGAGGGGAAACCGGACGGCGTGGAGCTGGACAGCTACCGCGACGCATTCCGGGAGGCCTATGAGTACGGAAGAGACACGGCTGCCAGAGACGATGCGGCTGGTCTGGATGCGGCACAGGAGGCCCTCAAGGATTCCGGTGTTCCCGCTGAGTCTTTGGAAAACGCCTATGAGGCCGGGCGCAGCCAGGAGCGGAAGATTATGCCGCCCCGGAGCAGAGCGCACATCGATATGGACTACGTGGAGTCCCGGTTCGGCAAGGCGGGCGCCGAGGTCTATCAGATGGCACGGACCGGCAACGTGGATCCTGTTGTGTTCGACAGGGCCTTCAACACGGCATACCAGTACGGCACGGCAGGTGCGACCGAGGAGCAGGCGATCCGCGCCGTCCGTGGAAACATCCCCGTATCCGCTGTGCAGGCGGCATACACGGTGGCCAGAGAACAGGCCGCCTTCCGTATGCGGGAGCAGCGCATCAAGCTGGACGCCGCCAAGGTGTCCACCAGACGCGGACCCGGCACCGTTACCTTTGACGGCGTGAATACCGCCGGGCTGACCGGCACTCAGCGCGCACAGATCCAGGTGATCCGAGGCATCTCCAAGGTGTCCGGGATCAACGTGAGGTTTGTCGAGAACGCCGATTTCAAGGGCGCCAACGGCTCCTATGACCCCAACACCAATACCATCACCATCGACGTCAACGCAGGCCGCTACAGCGCCGATGACATCAACGACGTGGTCATGGGAAAGACTATGAGCCACGAGCTGACCCACTTCATCCAGCACAATAACCCGGAGGCATACGAGGAGCTGAAGAAGTTCGTCTCTCAGCATCTGATCGAGAAGGGCATGAGCCTGGATCTGCTGGCGGACGAGAAGATCACCAACTCCAAGGGCGAGCTGACGCCGGACCAGGCCATCGACGAGGTGGTGGCGGACGCCTGCGAGAATATGCTCAGGGATACCACAGCCATTGACACGCTGGCCAAGGAGAACTGGGGATTGTTCAAGCGCATCCGCAACTGGCTGCGCAATTTCCACAACGCCCTCAAGCGCGCTTTTGCCGGGGAAGGCTATACGCACCCGGAAGCCAAGGCCATGCTGGACAAGGCAGCCGAGCTGCAGAAGATCTGGGACGACGCTTTCGTCCGCGCTGTGGAAAACTATCAGCAGACGGCGGATGGAAGGGTGGCCGTGGAGATGGCCGGCAAAAACGGCGAGACCGTCGCCGTGAACGACGGCAACGGCCACGTGCAGGCCAGCATGCGCACCTACCGCGAGGGCGGCAGGGAGCAGCTCAAGACCTACCTGGAGCAGCGCGTAAAGGACAAAGCCATTACACGCGAAGAGGCGGACGACATGATCTCCCAAATGGACGACATGTACAAACTGTGCCAGTCCTTTGCTGACCAGTACGCCCTGTTCGGCCAGTGGAGCGAGGCAGAGGTGCGGGTGGACCCCAAGACGGGCAACCCCATCTTCTCGGTGGTCAAGGCCAACGGCGAATACGCCATGAATCTCGACTTCTCGCTGGTGTGCAAGAAGCGCCGGACACTGGATGCTGTTTTTGAGCAGATGATCAATGATGGCATCATGGAAGACTTCGAGATGAAGGAGACCAGCATCGCCGCCATCAACGACATCATCCGCGACCACGGCTTTGAAACGGCCTGCGCCCTGTGCTTCGTCGACTCCAAGCGGTATCGCCAGGGCATCGTGGCGGACGCCTTTGTGGGCATGTACAACGAGCTGGTGCGGAGCATGATCAAGGACGGCCAGCACGCTGATGCCTTCAACTTCGGCGGCAACAGCCTCATTGTAAACGACGGAAAGGGCATCGACACGCTGCAGGACAGTGACCTGGACTTTACCCGCATCAACGAGGTGCTGAAAACCGAGGGGAAGAAGACCGTCCTCTACAAGATCGCCAAGGATCTGAAGGAGAACCCGGCAGACCGGAAACTGCTGATGCGCGGCGACTTCATGTCCGCCAAGGCATTCGACACCGTCAAGGAGACCAACCAGCGGATCATGGGCCTGTACAACGCCAAGAAGGGCGCAGGCGGCCCGAAGGCATCCAGCCTGGACGTGCAGTACCTGGGTGAGATCATCGGGCAGAAGAAGTTCAATGCTGAGAAGGCCTACTCCGTGGGCGGCGTGAGAATCCAGAGCTTCAGCGACTATATGCCGCGCCTGGTGTTCGACTACATGCAGATGATCGCGGATCTGTCCGCCAAGCAGCTGCCCGCGCACGCATATACCAAAGAGCCGCTGTTCGTTCTCCAGTTTGGCTTGTCCGGCATCAAGAGCAACATGAGCCTTGTGCCGGAAGTGGTGGAAGGCGGCGTGGCGCCCGGACTTGACAAGGACGGCAACTACGCGTGGCGGGACGGCCAGAGTTTCGGATCCACCGTGTACGGCGGCAGCAAGGCATTCATTCAGAAGTGCTATGAGATCATCGGCAAGAAGTACAACGGGCAGGACCGGCTGACGGCGGCAGAGGGCTATGAGCTGGCCAAGGCGATCCAGAATGCACCTGGCTACGGCGTCAACTGCGGCACCATCGCCGTGGGCGTATCCGACGAGCATATCCGCAAGATGCTCCGTGATCCCGACATCCGCATGGTGATTCCCTACCACAAGAGCAGCCTCAACCACATCGTCGCTGTGATGACCAACATCGACCGATACCACGACTATACCGGCGTGCAGAACACCCGCAGAGCGGACGGCACCAAGCTGACCAAGAGGCAGAAGGACTTCAACTACAACGAGGCCCTTCAGCGGCTTGGCGACGCCAAGGCCGCTGCAGACGAGTACAAGGCGTGGTGTGACAAGAAGGGGTATCTGCCCAAGTTCGATCAGTTCCGGGAAGAGGAGGGCTACTACAAGCTGCTGGAGGACTTTTCCACCTACGACATGAACGGTGAGTCCGCTCCGCAGGGCGGCGTGACGCTGACCCTGCCCGGAGAGGACAGCGCCTTCGGCTCTATGGCGGAGCTGATGCGCATGGGACTGGAGGAGGACGCTCTGCTGCAGGGCAAGCAGGATAAGGCGGTGCCGGAGATCGTGGCGGAGATCAAAAAAACGCTGCCCGGCATCGAGGCCAAGCAGCGTGTGCAGAAGAGTGAGCGGATTACCGCGGAACGTGATGCAGAGTATCTGGAGCTGGTAGGGAAGTACGAGAACGAGACGGGGTATCAAAAATCCTACACGGAAGACTATCTTGACCGGCTTGTGGCGGCGGCAGCGAAAGAGCATGGATATACTACGCCAAAGATTTACCACGGCACCCGTTCCTTTGGATTTACCGTGTTTGACACCAGCGGCACAAAACCGTATGCGCAGAAGGGATATATCTACGCTTCTACAAAGAGACAGGTAGCTGCCAACTATGCCGGTGATAATCACTATGCTGGTGTTAGACCCATCGGAACGAAGTACGATGGCGGCTCCTCTGCTGAGAGCATCATCAAGGATGCAAAGAGCGTATACGGCACGACATACAGAAAACCGACAAAGGAAGATATCGACAACCGAATCAGAAAGGATTACGCCGAAGCGCAAAAGGTCAGAGAAAAACTTAACGAGCTGTGGTCACCGCTGGACAATATTCCACAAGAGGTCGCTAACGCCGTCGATTGGATGACGGACATTATTAACACCACTGTGGATAACGACTTGGCGTGGCAGGTTGGGGCAGATGGAATCATCAACGGCACCAACGAAGAAAAGGTGGATTTGCAGAAACAGCTACAACATGACTTTGGTCGTCTGGAGGCAGATCGCGCTCTTGTGCGGGACTATTACGGTGAACACCGCAGCGAAATGAACGACGATCAGAAGAAGTATTTCAGATATCTGATGTCTTATGAGTTTGGCGACGCCCTCATTGATATCCAGTACGGCCTGTGCCAAGTGCTAACGCCGGACAATCTGCTTATCAATGGCGACAGTTTCGCGGACATGGCAAACCTTCGTGAGGCCATGGACGAAGTCCACAACATCGGCGCGTATCAGCTCTACGGCGATCTCGGAGACAAGCCATTCATCTTCGACGCAAACGGGGCGCAGTTCTGGGCGTTGAAAGTCCCGGAAGTTTCTGATGGATACACCGACACAGACACTGTCTGCAAGTGGGCGAAAGCGCACGGATATACGTCCGTAGTCATGAAGAACATTTATGACTACGGCGATAAGGCAGACAACTACGTGTTCTTCAATTCGGAACAGGTGAAATCCGCTGACCCCGTCACCTATGACGACAAAGGCAACGTGATCCCCCTGTCGAAGCGGTTTGATACGGGTAAAAGTGATATCCGGTATTCCAACCGGGACGTCGGCAGTTTCACCACGAAGGAGTCTATCGACGCCGAGGAATTGGAGCGGGAGATCAACAGCGCCGGGCTGCGGCTGACCAGCAAGGAAAACAACAAAAACAACGTGCGGATCAACAACTGGATCCGGGAGAACCACCCGGAGCTGGCCGGACTCGTCCACTTTGTCAACGACAAGGAGACGGGGCACGTGACGGTGAGCGAGATCCGCACGGCGGAAAGCGTGGAGGCGGAACGACAGACAAGAAACGAGGAGTACCGCCAGCGCGCAGCGCGCGAGAGCTTCAGAAAGCGCTATGAGACACCAAGCGGATACCAGGCGCTGTACGACGCCATCGAAAACCACCTGGAACGCGGCGGTTATACAGGCAGAGACGTGACGATCCACCGCACGCACAGCAGCGTGGGGTCGCTGTCCTTCTATGTGGAAGACGCGGCAAACGGCGTCACGATCAAGATCAGCGACCACAACAGCATCCGGCAGGAGATGGAGCATCCCGACACGCGGTTTGTGAATCTGCAGGAGTGCGGCGGCATCGGCGAGGTATGGCAGAAGGTGGAGAGTATTCTGCAAGAGGAAAATCGCTCACAGTATTCCCTCCGTTCGCCCACGGACATCTCCAGCCGGGAGCTGCTGGCCAACGCCACGGAGAGCGTGGCACGTGGGCCGGTGCAGAAGGAACTGCTGCAGCGCTACCAGGCCAAGGTGGGCGACATGGCGGAGATCCGGCAAAAGCTGAACGAACAGCGCAAGCTGCTGCGGGAGAATGAGGACGGTTCCCATCCGCTGAGCGCCGAGGAGCGGCTGAAGGCACAGAACCGGGCCAAGCTATATGCCGGGCAGTTGAACCGCGCGGAGAAGGAACTGCGGCAGATGGAAGCAACCGAGCCGATGAAGAAGATGATGGACCGGGAGCAGGAGAATTACCGGAAGATCATCGCCGAAGACGCTGCTCTGGCCGGACAGATGCACCAGGGCGCGAAGGACGCAGAATTGTTGCGGCGCTACAACAATCGGATGCAGCAGCGGATCGAGGCGGCACGGCGGAGCATGACGGAATACCGGCGCAAACGGTGGGACACCGAGGACCGGCGCAAGCTGCGCGGCAAGATCAGCGATGGTGTAAAGCGGCTGGATAAGATGCTGCGCAATCCCACAGACCAGAAGCATATCCCGGACGGCCTGCAGGGCGCTGTGCTGGAGATGCTGGAGGTTTTCACCAACGACACCAGCGTGTTCGACAGGAATAAGCTGGCCCGCGTGACGGCGGAGTACCAGAAACTGAAGACTGCGGACACCAACCTGGGCGGCCAGTTCGACGAGGATATCCCGGAGATGCTGAACGTTCTCACCGAGACCATCGGCGGCAGGCGGCTGTCAGAACTGAGCGCCGACGAGCTGCGGATGGTGCGGGACGTGGTAGAACACTTCGCCTTCATCGTGAAGAACGAGAACGCCATCTTTGTCAACGGCAGGCGGGAGAGCCTGGCGGAGGCGGCGGAGAGCGTGATCGCCCAGAGCGAGGAGCGGGGGCACAAGGTCAGCGCAGAGCTTGGCAGGGCAAACGGCCTTGCGCGGCTGTTGACCGACGGAAACATCAAGCCGGAATACTTCTTCCGTGATATCGGCGGCGCACTGCAAAAACTGTGGAAAGACGTCCTGCGGGGCCAGAGCCGCTACGCCTTCAATCTGCAGGCGGCCAAGGAGGCCAAGGAGAAGATCCAGAAGGAGACCGGTTACAGGGAGTGGTGGAATGACAAGACCACCTATACCGCCGCCACGGAGACCGGGCAGGAGATCACGCTGAATATCGGGCAGGCGCTGAGCCTGCTGGCCACCTACCAGCGCGAGCTGGCGGCCGGCAACACCAGGCACGTTACTTTGGGCGGCTTCCTCTACGCCGAAGATCTGAAGAAGCGGGCCAAGCTGAAGGACATCAAGAACGGACAGATCCCCGGCATGCAATACAAGACCGAGAACCGGGAAGCACACCCCATGAGCGTGAACGACATGGATGCGCTGACGGACTGGCTGCGGAAGGTGGATCCCCGGACGCTGGACTATGTGGCGCGGATGGTGCAGTATCTCAGCGAGGACATGTCCGCGCTGGGCAACGAGACCAGCATGGAGCTGTACGGATACCGAAAGTTCGGCGAGGAGTATTACTACCCCATCAAGAGCGCGGACGAGTTCCTGAAGCAGGAGCCCGGACAGGCCGGTTACGACAATACCCGGTGGAAGCATAAGGGCTTCACCAAGTCCGTGATCCGCGGCGCAAACAATCCGTTTGTGCTGATGGACTTCGACGAGGTATGGGGACAGCACGTGAGCCAGATGTGCATGTATAACGGCATGGCGGCGGCCCAGGACAACATCGTCCGCCTGCTGAACTACAAGCACAGCGTCAGCGATCTTGAGCCCAGCACCAGCGTGAAGGCGGCTTTCAAGAGCGGCTACGGCGAGCGGGCGTTCCAGTACATCGACACCCTGCTGTCCGACCTGAACGGCGGCGTCATGATCGACCCCCGCGAGGGTGCCATGAACAGTATGATCAGCCTGTTTAAGAAGAACGCCGTGTTTGCGTCCATGTCCGTGGCCATCCAGCAGCCCAGCTCCATCGCCCGAGCCATGGCGGTGATGGATCCCAAGTACCTGGTGATGACCGCCGCCAGCAAGAGAAACTATAAAGAACTGATGAAATACAGCGGCGTGGCCATCATCAAGAATATCGGCGGCTTTGACACCAACACCGGTCGAAGCGGCGCGGACTGGCTGATGACCGGGCGGAAGAGCAATCTTCTGGAGAAGTATGAGACCGCCGCCACATGGCTGCCGCAGAAGATGGATGAGGTCACATGGGGGCACATCTGGAACGCGGTGAAAGCCGAGATAGCCGACACCACAGACCTGAAGGGCGAGGAATACTACCGGCGTTGCGGGGAGCGTTTTGACGAGGTGATCGAGCTGACGCAGGTGTATGACTCCGTGCTGACACGAAGCGAGAACATGCGCAGCAAGAGCGGACTGGTGAAGGCGGCTACAGCGTTCATGGCGGAGCCTACCACTACGCTGAACATGGTGGTGGACGCCCTGCACAACGCCAAGAAGGACCCCAAGCAGCTTGCCCGAACCATGGGTGCTGTGCTGGCATCTATTCTGCTGAATAACCTGCTGAAGGCCATTGTGACGGCTCCGCGGGACAAGGACGAGGACCGCACGTGGATCGAAAAGTATGTCAAGAAGCTGACCGAAGGCATCAAGAACGACATCAACCCCATGGGATACATCCCGCTGCTGAGTGATGTGCAAGATATGCTGGATGGCTACACTGTGGAAGCCAGCTATGCCAGTACGGTGTCTGACTTGATAGAGGCCGTGCAGAAGGCGTACAAGGACCCCACGGTGGACAGCGGCGTGGACGCAATCGCGGCCATCAGCGGCGTGTTCGGCGTACCTACCAAGAATCTAGTGCGGGATGTGCGCGGCGTGTTGAACACCTTCGTCAACACCCGCCCGCTTGATGAGACTACCAAGCGCGGACTGACGAAGGCCTTTGAGGAGGGCCTGGGTCTGAAGACCGCCCTGAAGGACGACATCGAGAACCTGTACAAGGCGGACCGCAGCGGAGATGCGGCCCAGCGGCAGAAAATGCTCAGCGAGATCGGTCTGGAGTATGAGGACAAGGTGAAGCACTTCCTCAATGCCGGATACGACAAGGATGAGGCCGCAAAGAAGGCGCGGACATCTGTCAAGAAGGCGGTGACCAGTTATCTCAAACCGCTCTATCAGGCGGCGACAACAACGGCAGAGAAGAACAAGCTCAAGTCTCTGGCGCTGAGGATCTACGTGGGCGGGAAACAGGTATTTAACGGCTACAACTTCGACAAAGACTGGGGGAACTAAAGCAAAGCGGGTGGGGGTATAGAGAAGCCCCCCGCCCGCTTGCTATTATGGAACCGAGAAATTGAGGTGAGAACATGGTCAATTTGATCCCGCCCCCGGAGATGGCGGACCGCAAGACGTTCGACTGGCTCTACCAGCTCTATGAGTGGCTGAGCGTCCGGCTGGGCGGCGGCGAAGCTGTGTCCGGCTACGAGGCGCAGAGCCGGGAGGGGCAGCAGAAGGCCTTCAAGAGTATGGCCGTCAGCGGCGATTATGTGCAGAAAAATGGTTTTACGGCGGCGGTGCGAGACGCCATCTGCCCGGTGGGCGGACTGTATGCAACCACCGGCGACGCCGATCCGGCGGATCTGCTGGGGGGTACATGGAGCCTTGTGGCAGAGGATGTACGGCTCATGCTGGGCGAGAGCTCCGCGATCATCTCAAGGGTGAACACCGTTTCAGACGGCCAGCGAAACGCCTTTGTCGGATCGACCGGCAGAGATGGAATATCGTTTGGCCCGGTCATGAGTCTGTGGCAGCGGCTGACGTAAGGAGGAAACAACATGAGCAAAAGCGGCGTGAAACAATTCATGCAGATCGACCTGCACGGCATCGAGGCGTACTGGGATTACCTGGACCGCATCGAGGTGCTGTTTGCGCAGACCTATGAGGACGCACCGGTAAAGACCGCCGTGTGGCGCGCAGACGGCGGCGGAGACTGCTGGCGGTACGAGGACTCCTTGCTGGTGCTTTGGACGCGGGAGGACACCGCCCTGTTCGAGGAGCGGCGGGGCTTCGTCGTGGACATCCGCCCCACGCTGAAAAACGGACTGGACGTGCCGGTGCAGCCGGCCATGGAGGAGATGTACTGGAGCCTCTTTGACAACGGCGGCGCCGGCGGCGACAGCCCGGTGATCATCGGGGCGGCCCACCCCTTTGAGGAGGATCCCTCCAACGCGGAGGCATACCGGCAGCGGGCGCTGCGGTGCATGGCAAGCTGGCTGACCCACGACTATGTGGGCAAGGCCATCACCACCGAGAGCGGCACGGCTGCACACGGGATGAAGACGGCAGGTGTCAAGACCGTATACCAGTACGGCTTTAGCGGCTATATCAAGGCCGCCATCGGCGACTTTGACTATGACCAGACAGTTGATGTGACGGACGGCGACGGCACCGTGTACGAGGACTGCCGGGCCATGGAGATGGACTGCTGCACATTTGCCAGCTTGATCACCAAGGGATACGACTTCGACAGCTCCATCTACAAGGACGCCGCCCTGCGCACCTATGAGGACAACGCAACAAGAGGCGGCACAAATACCGGCGAGAGCGGGGAGAACCTGCGGAGCTTTTTGGCAAAAGCCATCAATCAGGCCACATGGCCCTACAGGGCAGACCGCACCGCCTACATCGGTTACGACGGAAACAACAACGTGACCACCGATGAGTGGGCGGAGACGCTGTTTTACAGCGGCAACAGATTCAATCTGTTTTCGATCAAGACTGCCGGAGCGGAGTCTGTGATCTACCCGGAGGCCGTGAAGACACTGCGCTCCGGCGACCTGGTGTTCTGGGGGAGCGGGAAGGACAGCCGGAAGGACCAGTTCTACGGCATCCACCACCAGGGCATCTATGTGAGAAGCCTCGATGAACTGAACCAGTATGCGCCCGGCTATAAGTTCCGGATCTCCGACACCGGGGAGGAGGACCGATATGACGATGGCCGGTACGGCTACATCGTCCATGTCTACTCCAGCGGCGTCCCCAACAGGTGGGTCAACGTGCTGCGGGTGGACACCATGCGCTGGGCAGCGGAGCAGCTCGGCGCGAACGATCCGTGGCACAGGGTGTGGACCGTGCATGTGGTTCCCAACACCCTCAACGTCAGCGGAGGCATGGAGGCGGCGACCTCGTGGCGCAACGCATGGGGCAAGGCCATCCTGACCAACTGGCACGATACGTCCCGGTCCTGTACCATCCGCACCGCAAACGGCGGCGCACACAGCCCCAGCTTCGGACAGAGCGGCCTGCTGGTGCTGAACAATGTGGACTTCAACAGCATGATCGAATCGGGCCTGTACCGTTTCAGCTACGACAAGGAGGATGCCCCGCTGAGCACCAACCAGCACATGCCGGAGGTGGCCATGGGGTATCTGGAGGTGGTCAACCCGGTAAACGACAGATTCCCGGAGCACGGCACCGAGACAGCGTTCTGCACGACACAGACATACACCGCCATCACAGACACGGAGATGCGGATCTACAAGAGGTGGACGGGACGGCATGAGACGGTATTCGACACCGTGGACGGCGAGCAGGTGGCCATGGCGCGGCGCTGGACGCCGTGGTACAAGGTGTTCGACAGTACCGCTGCGACGGCTATCGGTACCGTTCAGAAGGTGCTGCCCATGGCGGAGAAATACTTCTAAGGAGGGAAACAGATGGACGTAACAATCAGCGGCTGCCGGATCATCGCAAGGCCCCATGATGCGGTGATCCTGGGTGAGCTGCCGCGTGAGGGGGATCCCTGCTATCCCAGCGAAAGCGGCGATGATGAGGGCAAGGTGAGCCCCAGAGACCAGTACGGCCTTTACACGGAGGATCCCGATAATGCCGCCGCTTATGAAGCGCGGGCGCTGGAGTGCCTGGCCAGCTGGCTGACGCATGACTATGCCTCAACCGCGCTCAACACGGAGCATGGCAAGACCGACACCGACGCCACAACCGGCGAGACGGTGCGGCCTGTGTTCCGCTATGGCGCACATGGATACATCAAGGCGGCTACCGGCGCATTTCACACTACCATCGGAGAGGACGTCATCGACAAGGCGCAGGCCGCTGCTGCGGCGGAAGCGGAAGAAGAGGCGGCTGCCATTGAGCAGGAGGCCGCAGAGCAGGCGGCGCAGACCGATGACCCGGAGGAGGCGCAGGCGATCCTGGATGCCGCCGCCGAAGCCGCGGCGGAGATCCGCAAGGAAGCGACCATGGAGCGGTACCAGCAGTTTCACGAAAATATCCACGTGGGCGTTGAATACGACGCCGACAGCGACACCTGCGAGTACGACGCAAGGTGCATGGATATGGACTGCTGCACCTTTGCCAGTCTCATCACCAAGTGTTACACCTATGAGGACAGCATCTATCGGGACGTGGTGCGCGGGGCCTACGACAATGCCAAGGCACTCGACCAGGCCACGTTCGCCTATCGCTCGGACAGACTGACGTATCTTGGCCACGACGCCAACAACAACGTGACAACGGATGAGTGGGCCGAGGGCCTGTTCTACAGCGGCGTCCGCTTCCGGCTGTTTTCGACCACGGAATACGGCAAGGGAACGACCATCTACCCCAAGGCACTTGAGGGGCTGCGGTCCGGCGATCTGGTGTTCTTTGGTATTGGCAATGTGAAGCGCGAGGCACAGTTCCTGGGCATCCACCACATCGGCATCTACGTCAAGGACTTGAAGGAGCTGGAACAGTACGCACCCGGATACACCTTCCACATCTCCCAGGACACAAACGGCTCGGAGTACACGGACGGCCAGTATGGCTATATGGTCCATGTTTACGGACACGGCAGTCCCAGGTATGTCAACGTATTGCGCGTGGATACGCTGGAGTTTGCCGCGAGGTATTATGAGCCGCGGGAGGATCGGCCCAGCGCCGTGAGACCGGAGGTGCCGTGGCACTACGTTTACGTATGCCACGTTGTTCCCAATACCATCAACACGGCGGGCGGCATGGAGGCCAGCACCAGCTGGCGCAACGCTTGGGGCAAGGCCTACTTCAGCAACTGGCATGATACTGGGAGGTTCTTCTCGATCCGGTCCTATAACGGTGGCGTTCATACCACCAGCTTGGGGCAGAGCGGCTTCTATCTGGCCAACGGCGTGGATTTCAACAGCATGATCGAGAACGGTCTGTACCGGTTCAGCAGCAACACAACGGACAACCCCATCAGCGCCAACTCCAACATGCCCATCGCGGCCATGGGATTCCTGGAGGTGGAGGGCAATCCTGTCACAGACCGGTTCCGGGAGAACGGCGTAAACAGCGTGTATTTTACCACACAGACCTACACGGCCTTCCCCGGCGACAACTACATGGTGGTCTATCGCCGCTGGATCAACGCCGGCGGGACAGCTTGGTCGCCGTGGTATAAGGTCTGGGACGCCGCCGATGTGGCGGGAGACACCAGCAAGAGCAAGCCCGCAGTGGTGCAGTCGTCTACGACTGTTCTGCCGATGGAAAAGAAGTATTTCTAAAGGTGAGAGAGAGGAGAAAAACCATGGCGATTCTTACACTACTTAAACACGAGAGAATTCTCAACCCGGATGGCAGCGATGCACACCGCGTTGTGCTTCTTTCTAATACCGAGCCCGGGAGTTCGGGGGTTATCACCGGCGCACAGGTCCCCGGCCTCAACGCTGACGACGTCATCGCCGCAGGCAGCGTGCTGATCACCCCCAACGCCAACTACATCGCGTTTGAAGACGGCGTGTTCACGGAGAAGGAGTGAGAGAGATGGGCAATGTGACAGATACCCTGCTGGCGGTGGCCGGTGTGCTGGGCGGCGGATCCGGCGGCGGAGGCGGAGGTGGAGAGGCCGTGCTGGTGAACAAGACCGTCACCGCCAACGGCACATACGCCTCCGCAGACGACAACGCCGACGGCTATTCCGAGGTGACGGTGAACGTGCCTTCCAAGGATTATGAGGCCAGCGACTGGCTGGATTTGTCGAAGCCTGCAGGCCGCATTGTCTCTAATGTGATGCCGACAGCATACAGTCACCAGTATGCTTTGACCAAACGAGCAAATGTGACACAAGCGTTTTTTACAGATGCTGTATATGTGTCAGCCTATATGTTTAATGATTGTGCTGGATTGAGGTCTTTTGTCGGCCCCAAAGTAGACTATCTCAATGCGGATGCATTTTATAATTGCACCAACATGGAATCCATAGACGTACTTGGTGGGCAAGGTTTTGGCACAGATATGGTAAGAGGTTCAACAAAGTTTAATACATTTGTCATCCGTGGCAACTCTGTTACACCAATCAGCAACATCAACACTTTCAGAGGAACGCCGTTTGCCAGCAACGGCAGCGGCGGAACGCTGTATGTGCCGTCTGCTCTGATCGCCGAGTATCAAAACGACACTAACTGGTCTACGATTCTGGGCTATCCCAACAACCAAATCAAGGCCATCGAGGGCAGTATCTACGAAAATCAGTACGCCGACGGAACGCCCATCAGTTAAGGAGGAACGGACATGATCGTACAGGAAACCTATGAATTGAATGGACGGCAGTTCATCCGCACCTACAGCGATGCTGGCCGCTATGTGGTGGGCGGTGTGCCGTCTGGAGAGTATGTCGAAGCCAACGACCCGGCGGAGTTGGGCCGCACCTATACCGAGGGTGAACTGATGCCTGCGGAGGATCGCATGGAAAGCTTGGCAGACAAGGCCGAAGCCTACGATATTCTTACGGGGGTGGTTGAATGACACCGCAGGAGAAGGCAAGAACGCTGAGGCCCTATATCGTCAAGGCCGCTGAATCTCTCACCGACGCGGATGCGCTGACCGCCATGGAGCTGTTTGCGCCGTGGGCGGTTGACAAGGAATACACAGCCGAAAAGCGCATCCGCTACGGTGGCAAGCTGTACCGCGTTGTGCAGAGCCACACCAGCCAGAGCGATTGGACGCCTGACGTGACGCCCGCACTCTATACCGAGGTGGCAGAGCCGGGGGACGGCACGCGAGACAAGCCCATCCTGTATAGCGGCAACATGAAGCTGGAGAAGGGCCTGTATTACACCCAGGCCGGTGTGGTGTATCTGTGTACCAGGGGCACCGGGAATCCGGTCTATGCCGATCTGAAGGATCTGGTGGGGCACTACGTGGAGGTCGCCGTATGACAGAAATCATTGTGTCGATCATCGGCGCAGTGGCTACCATTTTGGCCGTGGTGGTCAACAGCCGCCAGAGCCGCAAGGACATGATCGCCCAGCTTCAGCTTCAGCAAGAGCGGGCCGATGCCAAGATGGCTCAACACCAGGCCGTCACCGACACCAAACTGGAGGATCTGACCCGTGAGGTTCGGGAGCACAATAACTTTGCCAAGCGGATGCCGGTGGTAGAAGAGCAAATCAAGGTTATCAATCACCGGCTGTCCGACTTGGAGAACAAGACCGCATAAGGAGGTACGCCATGAAACTGAAAGACAAGACCTATGAGATTTTGAAGTGGCTGGTGGTGTGTGTTATCCCGGCGCTTACCACCTTCTACTGCGTACTGGACAAGGTGTTTACGTGGGGCTACGCTGAGACCGTGGCAACTGTTTCCGCCGCACTCTGCGCATGCATCGGCACCATTGTCGGCATCAGCTCCGCGCAGTATTACAAGGACGGTGGGACCGATGACTGAGAACCAGATCCGCCAGAGCGTCGTGGACACCATTGCGGCCTGGGTAGGCGGCAAACGCGGCGACGCCAAGCACGCTGACATTCTGGCAACCTACAACGGTCACACACCCCTGCCCAAGAACTACAAGGTGCAGGTGGGCGACGCCTACTGCGCTACCACCGTCAGCGCCGCATGGATCAAGGCTGGCGTGGAGAGCGTGGCCGTGTTGGAGTGCAGCTGCTCCCGCATGATGGAGCTGGCCAAGGCAAAGGGCATCTGGGTGGAGGATGACAAGCACATCCCCAAGCCCGGTGACGCCGTGATCTACGACTGGCAGGACGGCAAGGACTATGCTGCCACAGACAACAAGGGCGTCCCCGACCACGTGGGCATCGTGGAGAAGGTCGAAGGCAACACCATGACCATTATTGAGGGCAACATGACCCCCGGCAACTATGTGGGCCGCAGATCGCTGGCCGTCAACGGCAGGTACATCCGGGGCTTTGTGTGCCCGGATTATGCCAAACTGGCCACGCCGGAGCCCGTGACACCCGCCGTAAAGTCCACATGGGTGCAGCTGCCTGTTCTGCGCAAGGGCTCCAGCGGCGGCTACGTCAAGACTCTGCAGATTCTCCTGAACAAGTACAACGGCGCCAAGCTGGCCGAGGACGGCGTGTTCCGCGGCAAGACCCTGCTGGCTGTCAAGAACTACCAGACCTCCCGCAAGCTCGCCGCAGACGGCGTCGTGGGCGGTCTGACGTGGGCACAGCTGCTGAAGTGAGCAGCGATTATCACTTGCCGTCAAAGATGTTGTCAGAATAGCCGAAAACCGTTGGTAATCCACGGATTTAATATGGCTACGGACCAGAAGGCCGGGGGTTCGAATCCCTCACGGCGTGCCACAGCGAAAAGATGCGGAAAACGTTGGTATATCAGCGTTTTCCGCGTTTTTTTGTTCCTCTGTTTATGATTGTTCATGGAGCAAAAACAAGCAAATAAATGCATCCGCAGGCACGGATTTGTTGTCAAATTGTTGTCAGATGCAGAAGAGGACCGGGGTTTATCCCCCGGTCCTCTTCTGCATTTCATTGGTAACGTGTTCTTCCAGTTTTTTGATGCTCTCGGATTTCTTCTTCTGCCGCAAGTGCGTGTAGATGGCCATGGTCGTTTCCACGTTTGCATGGCCCAGGAGCTGCTGGGCGGTGTATTCATCCACGCCTGCCTCAAAGAGCATGGTGGCGTAGCCGTGCCGGAGAACGTGGGCCGTCAGCGTGGGCTTGTAGTGGTGGACGGTATACTTCTTTCCCTGCTTGCTGGTTCGCTGCTCCGGCTCGTCCGTGACAAAACCATGCTCCTTGCAGTAATGCATCCAGCGGCGGCGGTAGGTGGACTCTGTTAGAAACTTTTCGGCAGCCTCACCATGGAAGATGTAGTCGTCTGACTTGGCGTTCTCTGGCTTCTCATCTTTCAGTATGGACAGAAGATCCGGGAGCAGGGGAACGACGCGAACACCTGCGTCGGTTTTTGTTTCTGCGACCCTGGCTACGCCACCGGCATAGCTGATCTGCTTGGAGCATGTGATCTGCTTTCCCTTGAAATCCACATCGCGCCATTGCACCGCCAGGGCTTCGCCGCG